CCATATTCAAGGTTGGCGAGAGGTTTTGATAAAGCAGACCCCTCTAACTGCATCCCTCTAAAAAGGTTAGTGCATATAGGCAAGATATGCAAAGGCTGGTGCGGCGAGAAAAACTGCTGTCAAACTGACAGTAATTTTAAACGCATCAACTAAACCACTTTCTTTGATAGTCATTTACGTCTCCTTCGAGTTTAATGGAATTTTAAGGGGACGCTTTTCTTCAGGAATTTCTATTTTCATATCAATGACCAACAGACCGTCCGTGAAGTTAGCTCCGTCAACGACAACATGTTCGCCAATTCGGAATGACTCAACAAATTTCTTTGCAGTAATTCCCTTATGTGCATAGACACGTTCGTCTGTTTTTGGTGTTCCTTTTACAACCAGAACCCCGTTGTTTACTTCTGCTTCAAGATCTTCCTCTTTGTAACCAGCAAGGGCAATCTCAATTGAGAATTTATCATCGCCGTGTTTGACAACATTGTGGCGAGGAAACCCTTTCTCATTTGCGCCAGCAATATCAGAAAGTCTTTCGATCTCGTCCCAGATGTGGTCGAATCCGAGGAATCTTGAATAAGGGAATGTGAATTGTCTTGTTGAATGTACCATATCGGTATCCTCCATATAATTATGCAAGGTTAATTGTCTACTCGCCGGACCATCCGCACGAGCAACTTTATTTATACCGTATTATGGTAGAGTTTTCAAGAAATTTGTTTTGAACCAATAGAATATTTTGCGCATAACTCCCAGTTATCTCGTTCGCGATATGGGATGATTTTGATCTGGCGCAGCGGTGCGCATTCATTGACCTGAGATCGGTCAACAATTTGAACCAACCCCCAGTCTGACAACAGAGTTGCAATGCTGTTACGTCTCAGAAGATCATTCTCTTCTAGGTTTGCGCGTTTGCCATCAAGAAGAAACAGTTCCTTGAAATGTACAATGAAATATCTGCCCTGCTTGTGTAGGATGTGACATGACTGGAACAGTTTGTTTTCTTTTCTTGAAGCAACACCAATTCGTGTTAGTGTTTCGCGAACCTTCAAGAAATCATCTGGTTCGTTCAATATAACCTCCAGCATATCTGCCGGAGTCCAAACATTATCTTCTTCCACCTTTTTTCACCTTTTTCTTATTGCTTTTAACATGATAAAATCATGATTCGAATTTATTTATAAAATCTCAAAGTTATAGATGGATGTGATTCGCACTTCCTCAGCGCCTTCCGCCTTTTCTGACTTTTTTCGCAACGGATTTTAATTGTTCTTCAGAAAGAAGTTTCAGGGCATTACGCGCTTTTTCATTACTGTATCCATAATACTCTTTAACCACTTCCACATCTCTCTGTTGTTCTTGCTTGAACCATTTAGAGAAACGTTTTTTACGCCTAACTGTGTTCAACAAAAAATCAAATTGAAGTTTATGATCAATCTGGTGTTTAATGTTCATTTCATTTGCCAACAAAGTAGTATCATAGAAGTATGATAATTGTCTGTTGGTTAGAAAGGGGTTGTATGCCTTTTCTGTGATGTCATCAACAATAATCTGTTCTTTGGTATCGTTGATTTCATTAATAAAATCAAATGGGTTCATAATATATTACTCTTTGTTTAGTTGTTCCACCTCTTCTTTGGTAAGTTGCATTGCTTTCAGGACATTACCCTTTGAGTCAACCCAACCCTTAGTGGTGGCAGTTGCACCCTTCAACCATTTTGGCGTTGTAAGTTTTCTTCCTTTTGAACCAACTGGGGCAGCAGGAACCTGTTGGAGATCTTCGGGGACTGTCTCGCCTTCCTTTTCGTTATCAAACCATCCAAACCATTTCATACCTTCTCCTTCGATGTCTTCGATTATTGCAATTTCTTCTGTCTTAACCTTCTTTGGTTTTTCTCTTATCATCTTAACTGCGGTGATCAAAAGCACAACCGCCAACGGGTCAAACACAAACACCAAAAGTAGCACAAGAATTCGAACAGTTTCTTCTAGTTTATCCTTTGGGTTGTCATAAATCAAGGCAGCAATATACTTTAATGGTCCAACCTCTAACTCAATTGCAGTCAGTTGTTGGTTGAGCGTCAGTTTGTTTTCTTCCAGTTCGTCAATCTTTGCCTGAGCAGCGTCAATGGTTTCTGACATGATATCGCGTTGGTCTTGTTGCTGGTCGCGAACTGCTCGGTATCCATCATCACCAGATATCTTGTCATACTCAATAAGCGTTTCAAGGGCACCGTCTAACTGGGCAATCACTGACTCGGCGTCGGTAATCTTCTTCTGCTCTCGAGATATCTGTTGTTCCAGACGTTCAATCTTCAAAGAGTTGTTGGCAACAGGCGCGTTCTGTTCAATGTGTGCCTTTGATAAGAAACCAAAGATGCCCATACTTGTTATTAGCATCAGGACTGCTACAGCAATCAACAAGTATGATTTAATCATGATTCCTATTTGTTCCCAGTAGATGTGAAGATATGCTGCAGAAATAAGTTTAGCATATTCCATGACAGATGCCATGACAATGACGGAAATGAATGCACCATGAAAGATTGCAGTCAATCCAACAATGGAGAAGTATGCGGCGCATCCTGCTAAAAGAAGTGCACCTAAGAGGGCAAGATAGTTTAATACCATACCCTCTATTTATATACTATGTCAACGCAATCCATTGGTTGAGCGGATACTCAAAATTACCACTCATTGCTTTATTAACCAAAGCAGGATGTTCATCCATCGGGATGAAATCTATTACCTTTGTTTCAGTGGTTTCGTTTATGAGGTCTCTGTTTTGAGTCATGACACCAATCCCTGGTTGAAAAGTTTTTTCGTCAACAACCATAGCGTATTTGATGTAAGACTTTTTCTCAGAGGCAATTTTTGCTACACCGGCAAATTCAGGAACAGAAACCGCCGCCCCTGTGGCAACGACGATTCCTTTCAGAAAGTTTCTTCTTGTTGTGTTCATTTTAAGCAATCTCCACGTTCGCCATGATCTCAGTCATACAAGCAACAACGTTCAATTCGCCATCGGCAGCAAATGCCTGCTTGTACTGATACTCTGCAAGAATAACAACCAACTGTGGAATAGACTTTGCCTCAACCTTTTCATACATCATATCATAGATGTTACGAAAGATTGCGGTGGCGTCAACATCAATGTTTTCCACAACCCACTTGCGCATTGCTTTGAAGTCTTTGTTCTTCAGACTATTGAACAGAGCATTGTAATCTGTTCCTGTCAGACGATTGTCATCAGAAATAAGGCCATTGATTGACATTGATTGACATTCATTGATTGCCCTTCTCCAGTCAGGCGCATGGCGCATGATAAGGTCAGCAATAAACTTATCATTATACTCAACGGATTCTTTCTTGAGAATGTCTTTCATTCTCTTGAAGAACTGCCCGCACATTTCAGCAAGTTCAGTTCTGGTTGTGTTGAACTCAACCACAGTACATCTAGAATGCAATGGTTCAATCAATCGGTTCTTGAAATTGCAGGTAAGAATAAATCTACAGTTGTCTGAGAAATTCTCAATAAACCCACGCAGGGCAGGTTGTGTAGATTGTGCGTTTAGATAATCTGCCTCATCAAGAATAACAACCTTCTTCCCTCCAGAAAGAGAAATAGAAGATGCAAACTTTCTGATCTTTCCTCTCAGCGTGTCAATGTTTCCTTCTTCTGAAGCATTAATAACGATGTAGTCAAGATCAAGTTGTTCGCAGATTGCTCGGGCAGCAGTTGTTTTACCGAGACCTGCCGTACCAGTAAGCAAAAGATTTGGTACAGATCCGGTCACAATAATGTTTGATAGTTTTTCTTTCACATCTTTGGGTAAGATGCATTCGGATATGGTTTTTGGTCTATATTGTTCACACCACAAAAAGTCCATGGACATGGTTCGCTCCATTCATTATATAAAAAGAAGTTGGGGCGTTGCCGCCCCACACTTACTCTGCGTCGCCGTCAGAACTATCAGACTCAGACTGTGCTTCTTCAATCAACTGAATCAATGCGATTGATTGATCACGAAGTTGACCGATTGTAGCAAGTTCTTCGCCTCGGAAACCGCCGCGACTTGCAACAGTATCAATAACTGCTACCACGCTTCGGGTCACTCGATTCGCCAGGTCGACGATTTCTTCAACATTTTCGCTCATAATTATTCTCCGTATGAACTATTTTTTTCTAGGGCACACCAGTACTGCAGACTGGTGGTTGTATTCACAAAACGTGAAATAAGTTTAGAAGACAACGAAACAGTATAGTCTCCATCAATCATTTTGAGATTTCCTACATCAAGAACAAAATCAAAATGAGGTTGTTCAAATTCACCATCAACATCATGCGTCAAAGAATTAGCAGTTTCAACTTCATCAGACCGCAATGAAAGACTAACTCCATTATTTGTGTTAGAGTTAACATGTAACTCGGTAACTCCTAGAACTGATGATGCTTTTCGAATTTTATTTAATGTGCTTGTATCTAGTACAAACTTAACTTCACATTCTGGCATTTCAATGTCTTTCTTGGGAGTTGTTAACATCTCAAGTTCGTCATAGTAAAACCGAATTGAAGTTAGTCCAGATTTAATCTTAACGCATTCTTCTGTAAATTCAAGGTCTGGATCTTCCAAAAGTCCGACAACGCTGAGAAACTCGTTAAGGTCGTAAACCCCAAAGGTTTGTGGGAAATTCTCAGACACTTCTGCGGTCGCAAAAAGATTCTTTGCTTCAGCAATAGTACGAAGTTTATTTCCCTCGTTAAACACAAGGTTTTGGTTAATTGACGCAAAGTTCTTAAGAACCGTCAATGTTTCACTACTCAGTTTCATCACTATCATCCTCATTTTCGTGTGTGAATATGCCTTCTGGCGGGTTGTGTATATCTACAAACCTTTTGAATCGAGATCGTACTCTGCCAACTGCTTCAAGTTCTTCACCAAGAAACACGCCTCGCTGAGAGCACATATCAATAAGGTTGATGACATTAACCATGTCGCTCAACTTCAATTCAAATTCTTCTTCGGTTGTGTTTTCTTCTTCCATAATCAATCTTCCGTATGTGTTGAAAATCCTTTCTTTTTCTCAAAAGTAATTGTTCGTTCAAATTTATCTCTCAGCAGTTCTCGCTGATGGGAAATTACAAAGATACTAACACTATCATCAATAGTATCTAATATTTTGAACAAGTTTTCAACCCCATCTGCGTCTAAAGATGCATCAAAGGTTTCGTCCAAGATGAGCATGTTGGTTGCCACGCTGTTTTTTCTTTTAGCGATTTCTCTCCATGTAAACAACAGAGCAAGGTCAATGCGCTGTTTCTCGCCTTCACTAAATGAGTCGTAAGAGAAATCGTCTCGGTGCCTTGACCGTATTGTTTCGTTGAATCCCTCGTCCAACTCAAAACTAACATAGAAGTCTAGGGTCTGCAAGTAGTTGTTGAGGATCTGGTTCATTGCTGGTAGATACTGTTTGATGATTTTGGTTTTGATACCAGTATCCTTCAACAACTCAGAACCAATGTTCAAGTATTCTTTTTGCTCAAGCAGGTCCAGTTTAATATCTGCAAGTTCGCTTTTCTGCGAAACATAATTTTCAAAAACCGTGATGGCATTGCTTATGCTCTCTGTTTCCTCTAACTCTTGGAGTTCTCCTTGTAGTATAGAAACACGAGACTGCTTACTGTTAATGTTTGATTGTATAGACTCAATCTTAGCAAACACTGCCAGTTCTTCGTTTAACTGTTCCTGAATCTGCTGTTCTGTTTCTGAGAATTTAGCAGATTCTTTTTCTGCACCAACCCTAGCAGATTCATACGTGCAAATCCTTTCCTTTGATGCAGCAATCTTTGTTTCCTTGAACTGCTCGTCAATTGATTGGTCGCAGGTGTTACAATGGTCGTTGTCTTCATAGAAAGAGATTTCAGAATTGAGGTCTTTGATCTTGCGCTCAAACTGACTGATATAAGCCATAATATCTCTGATCTTTTTTGTGGTGTTCGCTAGATCAGTTTTGAGACCATCAACGCTGTTTGTGTTTATTTGACTCAACTCTTCATTAAGTTCGTCTATCTGTTGCTGGGTAGTTTGAATTTCTTCTCGTTTACCCTCAACAAATTCTGCAGTAACTTTTTTAAGGTCGTTGATGTGCGACCTCTGCGACAACATCTTAGTGTCAATCAATTCAATCTGGTGGTCGTTGTATTCAGTATCTGCCTTATGTTTGCTGACACGTTCTTTGAGTATTGTGTTCATGCGCGAGAACAAGTTAATGTCAAGAATATCCTCAACAACCTCTCGACGTGACCAAGCAGGCAATTGCATAAACGGCGTGAAGTTTGACGAACCAAGAACCTCAACTTGATGAAAGGTTTTGTGGTTATGTTGTAGAATGTTCTGTTCTAGTATGCGCTGATACTTTTTAGCATGAGAAGATTGGTTAAGTATCTCGCCATCTTTCAGTATCTCAAAGCGGTTGGGTTTTTGTCCACGGGAAACTTTGTATTGTACATCGCCAACCAGGAACTCAATCTCAACCAACATGTCTTTTTTGTTGATAGAATTGATCAGTTGTGCCTTGTTGATTTTGCGATGCGCCTTACCAAACAAAACATATGAGATGGCATCAATCAGTGTGCTCTTACCAGAACCATTGCTTCCCACCATCAGTGTGGTTTTTGTTTTCGTCAGATCAATTTCTGTGAAGTTATTGCCAGACGAGAGAAAATTCTTAAACCGTATTTTTTCTAACTTTACCAAGACTTGTTACTCAACCTCTAAAGTTTGCGCTTCAACCATCAACTCATGCATGAAAGATTTGATCTTACCTTTATCAAGGGTTGTTGATGTTGCATCTATATAACTATACAGTAAACTCTCTGGACTTTCAAGGGAAACATCTTCGTCTTGGACGCTTGTCCCTTTGTACTCAGAAAAGTTCTCAATGATGTTTAGTGCATGAGGTCCAGCAGAATTGATTCTGTCAACAAGACCATCAAACTTTTTGATATCAGTTTTATTGACAACTACAAGTTTGACAAACTTACCATTGAGATGCCGCACATCCATAAGTGCTGGGTTTTTTGCTTCATCGTCATAGTAAACCTTCTCAAAGATATTGAAGGGGTTTCTGACTGCAGTTATTTCTCTTGTCTCTGTATCCAGCACATGGAAATATTTGGGGTCGTCGCAATCGCTCCAGGTGAACTCCATTTGACTTCCAAAGTAAACTACATTGTCCTGTCGAGACTTGGTGTGGTAATGTCCAGACATAACCAGTTCAAAGCGGGAGAACAAACGGTGATCCATGCCCTCTGGTGCAGAAATCCCTGCGTGCATTTCAAACCCATTAAACTCAAAGTGTCCACCAATAAAGTCACAGGAACAGTTATCAACAAAGGTTCGTATTTTAGATTCGTTCTCTGGGTTTATCCATGGGATTAAACCAATCTTCAGACTGCCATATTCAACCACTGTTGGATCTTCAATGATTCGAACTTCATTCATATAGTGACCTAGCAGTTCTTTCAGCGCATTGAGGTCATTAGTGTTCTTGAAGTAAGTGTCATGGTTTCCAGGAATAATGTCCATATGGATCTTGCGCTCGCGCAGAGGTTCCAAAAACATTTTCCTGTTGGCGTGTAATGCCTTGAAGTTTATAGATGTTCTGCTTTCATAGTAGTCGCCAAGATGCAGAATCTTTTTGATGTTGTGTTCTTCTAGGTATGGGAAAAAACAGTCTTCATAAAATTTTCTTTGGTGCTCAATAAACACATCAGAACTTTGGCGGCATCCTGCATGTGTGTCAGAAATAATCGCTACAAGCAATCTACTTCTCCATAATAAAATGTTGTTGAATTATCTTACGCTAAAACGATTGTAAAATCAAATGAAGTCTCGCAGATCAGAATCTACGTTCACTGTTCTCTTTTTACGTTTTTTCTTTTTGGATTCTTCTTCTTTTTCTGCTTGGAAAGTGTCAAACTTCTGTCTGAGTTCTTCCACATACGCCATGGTTGCAGCAGATGCAGGGTTGGACTCAAGTTCCTCTTGAACTAACTGGTCGATTCCTGTTTCAGAAATGTACCTTAGATGATCCTCTTGTCGCTTCTTCTCTTTCTTGATTCGACGAACAAACGCCCACCAGATAATTTGAGTGAAGTATCCAAAGGGATTTGGTTTGCCTGTGCGGGTTGGAGTGTTGACATCATAGTTCTGGATTCTTCGCAGGCAATCTTCAACACCATCCATTACCATTTCTTCTCGGAAGGTATATCTTCCAAAGTTAGACTTACGAGAAAGATTTTCAGAAATGTTCAGAAAACATTGTGCAATGTAGTTTGTTACAATAGGAACAGGTTTACCTGCTTCGCTTGCCGCATTACACTCGCTCACATATTCTACAATTGCCTTTGTAAAATCTGCGTTGTTAACATAGTAGTTGTTTTCGTTTTTCTTTTTTTCCATTTATCACTCCAAACTTGAATTGTGCATAAAAAAACATTATAATAAAACAGTTATTTGATGGGGAAAGTAGTTATTAGTGTAATGTCTCGTCGCCATTTGGGAATTGTATGACATTGCTTTCTGAAGAATCTGCCCTTGTATCTAAAGGTCCCTCCAAAGAATCCTTCATAAACTCAGCAACCCTTTCCATATATTCTCTTTGCTTTTCCATTCTTTCTTTCGCATACACTTGCTTTCTTTGTTTTGCGATAACATGCATCTCGTATACCCCTTCTTCATACTGCTCATAAAGTTCCGCCGAGGGTTCTGAAACAGAGGTCACATGATCTGAATTAAGAATGGAAATGTTTTCGTTTGTTTCTTGGTACATCAACCAAGGTCGTAGCAAATAGTATCTTGATGGACCATAATCAGTGTTTGCTTCTCTTGTGATAATTTGTATGGCGTTTCTAACAACAATGTCTTTGTCCTTAGATCTGTTTGGGTCTGGCCAGGACAGCACCTCACAAACAATCTCGTTAGAGTTAGAAAGTTTAAACTGCTTAACATCAAGCATACAAATCAACCTTTTCTTTTTTGACAGAGAACTCTTCGCTGTCATAAATTTTAATTCTATCTATTGCATGTTTCATACAATAACCATATCTATTATTATAATATAATAGATCTGCTATATCAAAAAGTCTTGTTGTTTCTGCGCCATGCTCGGAGATTCTAAGACCTCTGCCTATTGATTGAAGAACGCGAATAATTGATTTTGTCGGCGAGGCAAACACAATGTTGTGAATGTTTTTTATGTTGATTCCTGTTGAGAATGTTCCATAACTCGCAAGCACAGTTGTGTTCTTTTCTGTGTCTACAATTTGTCGGATTTCTTCTCTATCGTCTGCATCAACACCGCCGTATACAAAATGGAAGTCGTCTGTTTTTGCTGCAAACATTTCTGACATTGGAATGCCGTGGTTCTCTACATAGTTAAACAACACCAAGGTATTGCCTTCCAACCCAAGAGAAAAGTCCACCACAAACTGTCTTCGTTTTTCGTCCTCAATAACAAAGTCGATTTCGTTCTTGTACGATTCTGCACCCCTGCCAGACTTCCTTAACTTGTCCACATGCTTGTTTATTTGTTTGGGATACTGCAGTTCCAAAACGGTAATTGACAGTGGGGCAAGAATACCGCGCTCCTGCAGTTCTTTTGTTTTGACCATCTGGTGAACTGGACCAAACAACGACTTCACTTGCAGTTCATGAATCTTGGTGCCGTTGAGTGTTCCTGTTAGTCCAATGCGATAGTCTGCGTTGACGCACTTGTTCATTAAGGTTGTTAGACTGTCTCCGGAAAACCCATGACACTCGTCGCCAAAAATAATTCCAATGCTCTCAAAGTGCTCGCGGGGCAGTTTATAGATTGACTGCCATGTTGAAACAACAACAGGAGACTTAAATTCTTTATCATGTCCTCCCATGATAACTTGTATCAGATCATTAGGAAACCCATAACTATCCAGATCGCTTTTCATTTGTAACACCAGCGCCTGTGTTGGACAAATGATCAATGTTCTTTTTCCAGATTTGTAGTTTCCAAGAAATGCTTGCCAACACATCATAATCATATAGATGATGAATGATTTGCCTGAACCTGTAGGACAAATAATTGTTTGGCGCTTGTTTTTGATTGCTCGCACCAGAGCAAGATATTGGTAGTCATGCGGGAGGAAAGGTTTTGGAAGTTTCTTCAACCACTCAACCAGTTGTTCTTGGTCAATATCATTCTTTTGACCAGGAACGCCATATTCCTCGCTTTCCTCAAGAACAAGGTTATAACCATATGTTTTACAGTGATGCTCAATCTCGTCAAACAGACCAACACCAATAGTGCCGTTCTTGCGATTGAATAGTCTGATTGAACCGTCCCAAGTAGATTTCTTATTCTTCTTTTTCATGGCACGCGCCATGTACTTGGAATCTTCTAACTGGAAGGTGAACTTTTCGTTTAGTTCTTCAACAACATGAGGAGGGCATTCAACAAATCTAATGAAAGAGTTATTGAGTAATCTGACTTTAACTTGGTCCGCCATTCTCTCCCCACTTACCAGACAAGAGGAGATCTTTAATTTCTGAATTGCTTATCATTAAACCTGCGGGTTGTATTACACAAACGTCCATTTCAATCTCTCTTTCTTCGATTTCCATTGATCTTCTTTCTTGTTCTTTCAAACCATACCGAATTGTGTACCATGTTCCAGAACGAAATATTTCGGTGTCTTTGTTTGGAAGTCCAAACAAAACATCGCACCACTCAACAATAGCGCGATCTCTTTTTAGATAACCTTCTGGATCATGTAGAATATCGCCTTGTTTCCATGCTCTACTTATTTCTTCCAGAGGAGGGAAAACTTCTGTGCGATACCCAAGAGAGACTGCAAGGTCATGTGCCTGCGCGTCAACGCCAACACAATCCCCATGACCAATGATCACCGGATCAAACAATCCTTCGAACGCCTGGAACATATGACCAAGCACCACTGTTTGTTTTTCTGTCATACCATAACGCGATCCGGTAATCCCTATCTTCATTAAAACCCTGCCTCAAATTTTCTGTTTTCGATTATGTTCTTAATGTGTGTGTGTCTCCACTTAATATTATCAACAATCTCTCGAAGCGTTTCTATCTTAACTTTCATGTATTCAATCTTTGCTTCAGAATCCACCAACTGCGGATCGGTTTCAACATAATAGTGTAGATCGCTTTTCATAACCTTGAGACCATCAAAGGGATCGTCCTTCCATCCATGTTCTTTAATTGTGTCTCTGTCGAGTTTACCGCCAAACCACAACCACTTATCTTTCATGAGTTTCTTTTGCTCAAACTCAAGTTGTCTAAGTTTTAGTTTGGAGTTGGTTAATTCTTCAAGATATTTAGCGTGTAGTTCTGGCGATCTTTTTGATTCGCCGTCAAGGTTTAACATCTCAATCTTTGAGTCTTCTTTCCATTCAGAAAGAACTTCATCTAAAGTCATAATATAACCTGCGGTGTTTAGTCTATTTCAAAGGCAGTACATCTGAACGACACATTAAACGTTAGAGGAACTTCTGCGCCCGATTGTGTGTTTAATTCAATACCCGTAACAGATTCTGGCACGCAGTTGTAATACTTGATGCGCCTGTTAGGATTATTGTGACTTGTCAACACAGAAACAATAATGTCTGCCTCTGTCGGAATGTCTGTTTCAGAACCAGCTGGAGTTTGGTTCTGGTTAACAAGTCGGGTCATCCAGTTGAACATTTCTATGTAGGAGTCCATATTCTCGTCTACAAGAAACGTAATGTCAAGCGGACCAAACTGGACTGTGTCTCCAGCATAGGGAATACGTGCACGGCGCACAGACATATCTGTTGCTGCCACATCTACTGATGGGTGAGATACTGCCTGCGCAAAGAATTCCAACTTCGGATAATTCTCTCTAGAAATAGAGATCGTGAAACCGGATGGTTGTAAAAAGTTAGTGTTGCAATCTTCTGCCATACACCTTATTTATACGTTTTGTGACTGTTAACAGTCACTCATTGCTCTGCTCCTGTGTCATTGTTGTCAGTTCTGCTTTGGTCAATTTCGCCTTTCATCTTTTACCTCAAAAATCTTCGTAATCTAGTATTGGTTTATCTAGTGCTTCTTTCATCAGGTCTAAACATTTGACAATTTCTTCCAGCGTCTCGCCACCTGCTCCTGGAGGGCCAGCAGTGCACATTGTAGGTTTACCGCCTTCATAATGTACTTCATGAATGGCTAGCCATTCACCATTCTGAGAAAGCGGATCTTCTTTGTGTCGAAGCACTCTATAGTTCCAACTCATGACGTTCTTCTTTAAGACGGTGTGTTTCTAACGTTGTGATCCAAATCCATGTAAATATGATAGCAAAATCAAATGAATGCTCAGTGGGCATAAAAATATGTTCTGCCCAATAAGTACCCATTATAAACGAAACCATTACTAATATTATAGTGTTCAATTTAATCATAACATAAATTCCTGTAGTCCAGAGTTGTCATTCAATTCAAAGTTCCCAGTATCAAGGAACCATTCCATTTTACTATTATCTATCGACCTTTTCAACTTAAAAAATTAATTCGCTGACTTCAGAATCTTTCAAGTATCTAAAGGTTCTGCCCTTGGGTGACCATTGCCTGGACGGACTCTTCATCCAGTGCACTTTCTTGGTGCCGTTCTTAACATACCCAATCAACTGTTTGTTCTCAAACACATAGATGTGGTTCTGCGCACAACGTTGACCGTATACATCAACGCTCCACTCTGTGGTTTCCTCTCGGAACACCAGTTTTCTTTTATTTTGAATCGTCATTATCAATCCCGAATAAATCTTCTTTGATTACAGACCATGCGAACCTTGGTGAGCGGCAAGTTAAAAAAACAATGATGCCATCAACCACCGCATAAAGCAAATGCAATCCTATTCCATGGTCTTCAATGCTTAACGCTTCGGTCGGTAGCGAGATTGCAAAGGCATGCAAAACCAAAGCAAGTGAATGACAAATAAACGAAAACAAAAACACAAACCAAAAGATTGCGCCAAATCCTGCTAGGGATTTTCTTTGTTCATAATCACTCATTTAATCATCTCCGAAATTTCTCGCGCTGCCTCTTTGCTTGTGATAGGGACAGCGTTGGATTTATGCATGGTACCAATGCCAATGACATAGGTGCCTGTGTACTGACCACCAGATTTCTTTCGACCCTCGTTAGTGGAGGGCGGAGACATCTTAGCAGAGGGATACTGCTGAGTGGCACGAAAACTGTTGCCAGATTCTGGTTCATAGTCTTTGAACTTTGGCGTGTACTTACGTGCCTTGGTCAAAGACTTGACGTTCTTTCGCTTGCGACCGTGTTGGTCATAACGCAATGATGTGCTTGATAGATTCACTTGATAAACTCCTTAACAACACGTGTAACAAAACCCTGCTCAATGCCCTGCACTGTCGCAGGCCAACAACGCTCAGTAAGAAACTCAACGGCGTCTTCCATATCCAGCGTTGCTTCTTCAAGCAGTTCTTTGTTGTTAGTTTTGGGAAGATGCATATCTTCAACTGCTTGGCGAACAATACCAAACATCAGTTCTTCCTCGGGATGGTTGGTAGGAAATACCGTTGCCAGTTTATCCCGCAGTGCTCTACATTCTTGCTTACTCAACATAACAAATACCTTTCATTTTTCGTTTCAGAGGTCCTCTCGTTCCGCAAGAGGCGCGATCTTTTTTGGGTAATACGTTTACCTATTAACTGTTCAACCACTCCTCGTAAGTCTTGAGGGGACGCCCAGTAATGACGTCGATGCCATTACCATCGGTCACACAAGCAATGTAAATTTCATACTCCTGACGGTTGGTGCCACGTGCCTGTGTTTGCCAGTCAGCACTGACTTCTTGAATGACTTTGCCTTCGTGTTTCAATGTGCTCATGACATGTCCTCCGCATAAAGATAGTCAGCACCTGCGGCATTTGCCTCCAGGATTGCGTCGGTCATAAAGAAATTCTCTTTACACTTCGCATAGTAGTGGACGTTGTTGTCATCGCACCAGTCGCTAAAGACAATCATGCCTTCGGTGGTGTAGGGAGCACCGTTGGTGCCGCCATAGATGACCTTGTCCAACTCGAAGTAGAAGTCGCCCTCGTTAATAGTTTCCCCAAGACCCAGGACTTTGATGTCCTTTTGTATCAGTTCACCCCAGATGAGAGTACCAGCGGGGATGACTTCGGTTACCAGATCGTCGATAGTCTTCATTTCATTTTCCTCAACTCAATTTATAGAGATATTATACCCTATTGGGCGAAATAGTAAAGGGTCTGTAAGTTATTGATTTTCCAAGGGTTTTTCAACTAACCCCATATCAACCAGCGCGTCAATATACCCGCGAATATATTCATCACTGGCACCCGCCATTACCCGAAGTTGATTAACAATACCATCAACCTCGAGGCCAAAATCAACCCAATCACCAGCAACATCAAAACTGGCATCATCACGACCTTCAAGATAGTCCGCGTTATACATTTTCATTACCTCAACTCAATTTATAGAACGATTATACCT